CGCAGACGCCATCGGCCATACTCGCTGGCGTCCGTAGACGCCCCCCGAAGCAGAGAGGGAGACACGCGCCCAGCGGGACGCCCGTATCCGCCGCCTGTTGGCGAACTATCCGGCCTTCTCAAGAGTACTACTTTCCGCACTACATGCGCCGCACAGACCCCGCCACGGGCCTCGTGACGGGCATCGTACACATGGCGCCCCCTTCCACAATGCCGCCTTCCGTGGGCGGCTGCGGCCGCCGGCGAAGTTTGCCTGATATCCGTAAGGCCTGTACCCGGCCATACTCGCCGCGGGGCGCACCCCGCCATCTTCACCCCCACCAACCTCATGGTACGCGGCGGTGGGGAGATCCACTGCGGGTCCGGAACGCCGGGCTGCGAAATTTGGCCAGATACACGCCCCACAGGTACCCGGCAAACTTCGCTGGCGTCCGCAGACGCCCAGTCGCCCCGTGGACTCAAGAAGCAGGAGCAACGCCCGGACTACATCGTCATCGACGACCTCGCGGGGGCGACGAGATGAGCCACAACGAAGAGCGCATCCGGCAAGCTACCGACTGGGTCAAGGCCCGGAACGCCGGGCAGCGAAGCTACAGCCCCAAGTACACGCCCCACAGGTACCCGGCCAAACTCGCTGGCGTCCGCAGACGCCCATGGTGCTGAAGAACATCGCCGAGATACCCAGCGTGAAGGTCTCCAAGGTCTACGCCGTAGACAGCAACGGCAACCCCGTATGGGCCGACAAATGGACGAAAGCCGAGGCCGAAGCCTATGCCGACTTTGTGGGCTATGCCGCGTGGCAACGTGAGATGATGCACAACCCCGTCGCCGAGGGCGGCCTCTTCAAGTGGCAATGGATCCGCTACAAGAAGATCCTCCCTATGCGGAAGTACGACCAAATCATCTGCTACATCGACCCTTCCTTCAAATCAGGGCAACAGCGAGCGGACACATAGCTCCGTCCCTACAGCCGTGTACCTGGCCAACTTCGCCGCGGGGCGCACCCCGCCTGCTACGTCCGGCAAGACACCGTGGCAGGCATGGTGCGCTGGCTCTACGACTTCCACAGGGTCACTACCGGAGGATGTCGCCGTATCGTACTTCATGGAGGCCAACTTTATGCAGGACATTATCCTCAGGGTGAGTTTGCCCGCGAAGGCGACCAGCGCGGCTACCAGCTGCCCATCATGCCCAAGGTCGCAGGAAGAAGCCCAGGGCAAGCTGCAACGCATCGAGGCCGTCTCTCCCCTCTGGGAGCGCGGACTGGTCTACTACAATGAGGCCAAACGCAACGACACAGACATGAAGACGGGCATCGATCAGACCCTCTCGCTGGCCCGCGGCAGCCGGGCGCATGACGACGCGCCGGATGCCGACGAAGGCGCGATCTACAAACTTCAGAAGGCCTCCCGTGAGGAGCGCTTCGAACCCATCTTCGGCGAACGCCCCACCCCCAAAGGGGCGTGGTAACTCACCCTATAAACAACAACTGACATGATCAAAAGACTTCCCTCGTTGGGTACCTGGCCAAACTTCGCTGGCGCCCGCAGGCGCCCCAACCGGCAAGCCCGTCGATACGGCCGCAAATACCTCGTGATTAACGTAGGCGGCCGCCTTGTGACCCTCTCCAAGCAAGAGCTCACGCTGCTCGTCCGCCGTGGATACTTCTATCGCGGCATCACGGCAGCCCATATCGAAGCCCACGCCCTCCACGTAGCTCTCCCACGGCCCTCCAGCCGGTAGGGTTTCTCGTTTTTCACTTTTCGTTTTTAGCTCCATGTTTTTGAACAATCTCGACTATCAAGTGATGATCGGCCAGCGTGCCTTCAGGGCCTCATTCAGCAAGGGGCCTGCGGGCCCCGGCGAATATGGCCTGGTACTCGTGGGGCATGTACCCGGCAAGCTTCGCTGGCGCCCGCAGGCGCCCGCAACATGCAGATCGTGATGTTCCTCTGCGACATCACCCTTTACCATCTGGCCTCGTGGCTCCCGCAGAAGATGGGCTACGAGGTTCGTGAGATCCGCTACCGCCGTGCCATCGAGTGGCTCCAAGGCGTGCAGAGTGGCAAGATCGTCCCCGATCTCGACACCCCGAACGACCCCAACAGCGATCCCCAGCCCTATAACCTCAAATGGGGCTCCGAGCAGCACAGCAACTATATCTGGTAATCCCCAACAACTCCCGACAATGAACATCACCGACTTTTTCAGGCGGCGGCCGGCTTCCGAGCTGACCACCGCAGACACCCCCTACGGCCGCTTCGACCTCGCCAAGAAGGCCGACGCTCGACGCGTGAAGGCCGTCATAGCCGAGGTGCAACGACAGGCCGAATCGCTCACCCGGCAAGAGATCGACTCGTGGCGCTCCGGCTGGCAGCAAGCGCTCGATGTGGAGAATCCCTCCCGCCTTCGCCTCTACAATGTCTACCGCGACGTCGAGGTCGACGGCCACCTCTCTGGCGCCATCGGACAGATCAACGGCTTCGTCAAGGCACGCAGCTTCAAGATCATGTTCGGTGAGAAGGAGGACGAGGAGGCACGCCGCATCTTCGATCGCACTTGGTTCAAGACACTCGTCGACCTCTATTTCTCCGCCCGCTACTGGGGCCATACGCTCATCCAGCTGGGCGACGTCGTCTTCACCGAGGGTGGCGTGCCAGCCTACGACAGTGTCCTGCTCATTCCCCGCCGACACGTCATTCCGGAGTACGGCCGTGTCGTTGCTGAGCAGGGGGACGACTGGCGCAAGGGCATCGAGTATCGCCGACCGCCTTTCTCCAACTGGCTCATTGAGTGCGGCGGGCCGTATGACCTCGGGCTCTACCTCAAGGCGGCTCCGCACACCATCCCCAAGAAGAACATGCTCGCCTTTTGGGACACCTTCGGCGAGGTTTTCGGTATGCCCATGCGTATCGCCAAGACCACCTCGCGCGACCCATCGACACTGAAGAAGATCTCCCACATGATGCAGAACATGGGAGCGAAGTTTTGGGGGGTATTCGAGGAAGGGACGGACATCGACTTGAAGGAGAACCAGCGCACCGACGCCTTCAATATCTACGACCGGCGTGTGGATCGGGCCAACTCCGAGCTCTCCAAGATCCTGCTCTACCAGACGATGACCATCGACAACGGTAGCAGCCTCTCACAGTCGGAGGTACATCTGGAAGTGCTCAAGAACCTGATCGAGGAGATTGCCGATGGCCTGCGCGACATGGTCAACGGCCAGCTCATCCCCCGCATGGTAGCTCACGGTTTCCCCCTCAAAGGGGCGTCCTTCGAATGGGACTACGAGGAGGACTACACGCCGGAACAGATGACGGCCATCGAGACCATGCTACTGAATAATTTCGATGTGGATGCAGGCTACTTCGAGGAGAAGTATGGCGTGAAGATCAACGGCCGCCGGACATATGCGCCCGTACCTGACGGGCCGACTGACGCCGACGAGGAGAAGATGATGCGGACGCTCACCCGTTTTTTCGGGCAAGCCCCCCGCGGTGGGGGCGACCCGTTTCTTTCCGACTTCTGATCGATAGGCAATACTACGGCCATGCGCATACCGACGCCGCGCACCCCTGCCCGGCATGCGCGCTGGCCAAACCAAAGGGTGAGAACGAACTGCCTATCGACATGGAGAAGTGCCTCGAGCAGGCATTGCGCGATCTCTACGATAAGAAGGTTGATCCCCGGCGTGAGCCCGATCCAGCGCTCTATGGCGGCTTCCTACGCACCTACAACCACGCCGTCGATCAATCTATTGACAAAAAGCAGCAGAGAACATTAGCGCGTCAATTCAAGAACAACAATGAAGTCTTCTCCGCCTTCCGCGCCCACCGCATGAGCCGTGATATGGCGGCCCAGATGGTCGACAAGGAGGGCAACCTGAAGTCTTTTGACCGCTTCCGTAAGGATGTGGAACCTATTGCCGATCACCACGTCCGGCAGTGGCTCCGCACGGAGTACGACATGGCGCTCTCTCGAGCCCACTTAGCGTCCGAATGGGAGACCTATGAAGCGGATCGAGACATCATGCCCAATCTGCGCTGGGTGGAGAGTACGGCCGTCACCCCGGATGTAGTGCATAGTAGCTTCTGGGGCATGGTGCGCCCCGTGGACGATGCCTTTTGGGCAGCGCATCATCCCGGCGACCACTGGGGCTGCCAATGCTCTCTCGAGCAAACGGACGACCCCGTGACGCCCATCTCTGACGAGGTGATTCGGAAGGCGCCCCCTCCCTCTCCCGGCCTCGAGGAGAACCCCGGCAAGACCAAGCGCATCTTCTCCTACAACAGTCCTTACTTCCCCGGCTCATGCGAGACATGCCCTTTCCGGCACTTACTCAAGGAACCACGCACCGAGAAGGACTGCTACAACTGCCCGGCAGCTGTTGAAGCCTCCAGTAGGACTTATGCCAACAACGTGGAAGTGCTATATGAATACAACGGACATACCCTTACGCGACACGTTGATGTGGAAACAGACAAGCACGACTATCAAAACGTAGTCGATGTCTGTAAAACATTTGTCCGACAAGGGAAGTCATGCATTATGACGCCAAAACTGAATGGAGTAGAGAAGAACCCGAACTATCCAGCGATCTATGGCGACTTGATCGGAACGGAATTCGAGAAGAGTTGTCCCGATATCCGCATAGGAGAACACTGGTATGAGCACGAAGGCTACGATGTTTTAAGGGAAGGCCAAAACAAAGACAAGTTCTCAAGTTTGCTATCCAGAGGCTTAAAGCAATCTAACAGGGTCATTCTCGAAGATTGCAAGGTAACAGATCACTGGGCGATAGAAAAATGTATCAGGCCCCATCTTCTGCGAGGGAGAGACATTGAAGAGGTCTGGATCCACTCCGGAAAAGGTAGGCTTCGGTTGCTCTGGAAACGACAGGGCGGCGACCATCAATAAAGACAGCCTCCGCCCCGCGGGTGATCCCCTCGCAAGGGTATCGCCACAAAAGTAACTCAACTATTCAAACACCGATCAAACGGCATTCAAACAGCGCATAAATCATGACCGACAAGCAATTTTTCCACAAACTGGCGGCTGTTCGTGGAGACATCGACAAGCTGGTGTCCGATAAGTGGCCGCGCAAGGCCGGTGTGATGGCCGTCAACCTCTTCGATGAGAACTTCCGCAAGGGAGGCTTCTTGAACAAGGTACGCGTGGCTTGGAGGCGCACCCAGCGGCAGAACAACCCCCGCATGACGAAAGCCGGCAAGACCACTGCCGCCTCTTCCTACGGCCCGCTGCTCAGCTCCCGCCGACACCTCTCTCGATCGAACGAGAAGATCGTCAGCAACGGACAAGTGACCATCGTCAACAAGGTGCCCTACGCCGCCGTGCATAACGACGGCGGACGCGCCGGCCGTGGACACAAGACCGAGATCCCCAAGCGAACCTTCATCGGCCCTTCCGAGACTCTCAATAAGCAGATCAAGGACATGATCGTCGAAGACCTCGACAAGCTCCTGAAGAAGTGACCGCCGGGGTATCCCCATTTTGATCGCCTCATTTATAAGGCGATCAAAAACATGTATTCATGCGGGCTTACAGAGCGTTCGGCTGCCCCAAGTTCGACTTTTATGACGGCTTTCGGGGCTTATCCCACAGCAACAGCAAGGCCCGGCAGAGCGTATCTCTACCGGGCCTTTTTACATGTTGACGGCCGCCTGTCCATCACGGAAGGGCGGCCGCCTCACTACTGAAATAGTCAAAAGCTGAAACGAAAAAACTCATGTATATAATGCAGGGGCATCGCCCCATCGTTGTTTACAATTGCAAAGCCGCCTATTCTCACGAACCCCAGCGGCTCCTTCTGTCATTTCTGAAAAACCAATGAATTCAAATAAGATCACGTATGCTTGTCCGTCTGCTTTGCGACGAGGAATCGGTAGAGATCGGCCGCTGTAGCCAGTGGTATCTCGCTGCCGTCTGCATTGTAAGCCTTCAGGTCGTCGTTCTTCCTGCCATAGTCCAGCTCGTAGATGAAGTAGTCTGTCCAGCTCTGGCCATCCGGATCCGTCTCCGTGTCGTCCATCTCTCGCTTTAGCGCCTCGACGATCGCCTCGTGCAGCAAGGCGTTGTCGTACTGCATGCCGCAGGCCTCGGGGAATACTTGCCGCATGAGTTGCCCATTCCGTCTGTCCTTCTCCGCCTGTGCCTCGAGTGCGGCAAGGAGCCGTTCAAATGTCGCTTGCGTCATCATGCCGCACCCTCCTTTCCGACGCCTTTCGTGGCAGCCTTGTAAGCCGCCTCTTGCCGGCGGATCCAGAGGGCAATGTCCTTCCAAGGCAGCATGCCCCCGGCGTTCTTGTCGTCTACGTAGCAATGAGCGTACACCTTGCGTGCATCCGTGCCGTAGGCCGTCACCTGATCCGGCCGGTGGTCATTCACCCGGTCGAAGTGGATGTCCTGCTCCAGGAGCCAGTTCACCATCTCCGTTTGGCGCCGCCCTTCGCGGCATGTCCAGATGATGATGTAGTGCCCCTCGGCGACCCTCATTTTGGGCCAAAAACAGGATTTTGG